TGTAAAAGGAAAACCAAAAGAAGAAGAATTTGATATATTTTAAGCTATGAGTACAATAGAAAAAATGAAAGTGTAGATTATTTATATTCTTTCTATTTTTAGTTTATTTAGAATGGTTCTAAATAACAGTAATAAAATAAGTTGTATTTTTTTTTTAAATAAAAATAACTATATTTGACTATGAATACAGACCAGATAAAACCGCTAATTAAGGCTGTAAAACAAAGTGTTAACAAAAAAATACTTAACTACTATTCAGCACGAAGCCTTACAATAAAACAAAAAATGATGTTTTTAAGACATGGAATACAAGCAGAATGTCGAAGACGTAGTAATGCATGGTTTGAAATTGATTTGATATGCAGTTAGAACACATTTTTATAATAACATTGCCACATCGCAAAGATAGGCTAAATCTAATTACATCGCAATTGGATAGCTTTGGACTCAAATATGAAGTCTTTAACGGTGTAAATGGAAAAAATATAAAAGCAAAATACGAATCAGATAATTTAAATGTAGGTTGTACGGCTTCGCATGGTCAAGTTTTAGAAAGAGCGAAAATAATGGGTTTAAGCAATTGTTTGGTATTAGAGGATGATTGCGAGTTATCAAATGATTTTTTGCAAATAATTACCAATTTACAATTACCAAATAACTGGGATTTATGTTATTTAAGCGGAACACATAGGGAACAACCAATAAAAGTGAATGATAAAATTTCGAGATGTGTTAGGACTTTAACAACTCATGCGTATCTCATTAATGTAAAATCAAATGCATGTGATGAATTAATTATGTCACTTAGTATATTCTCAGGTACTGAATGTGGAAATCTTTGTTTAGATGTTAGTTTTAATCAGCCTGTGGATTGTTATTTTGCAATTTTGCAAAAATTTAATTATTTTTATGTTTTAAATAAACCAATAGCTTGGCAGAAAGGCGGTTATTCAGATATAAACGGACGTGAAATGAATTATGAATGGTTAAAAGAAGAAATTAAATGTTTTACAATAGATTTATAGATACAAAAGACGGAACTTTTATAAAGTTAACAGGGTCTTCAATTGATGATTTAAATAATTCAAAAGAAATATTATATAAAAACTATCCTGAATATACATTTAATAAATTAGGTAATGTTTATGTTCATTCAGGTGATACATTGTTAAATGGAACATCACAAAATATAAGATTTTTTGTTCAAGAAATGCAAGTTATAAAATGAGTGAACTAAGCGACATAATACAGGAACTATCAAAAAACTTTAAGGTAACTATACGCCCTAAATCATTAGATGAATATCGGAATTATCTATATGAGATAAAAGCACTTTGCATTAATAAAGAAATTGAACCTGAAAACATATACGCATATCACTTTTTAAAAGAAAAATATCCTTATCTTACATGTAAAGATATGTCTGATATAATGGGGTTATCTATATCAAACTACACGCAAAGGAAAGAAAAATGGATATTTGAAATAAAGACTTATGATGATGTTAAAGCAAACATAAATAAACTTAAAGACGTTTTATGAAAGTAGCAACGGTAAAAATATCACGCCATGAAAGCCAGCACTATGATTCAATACTTAATTTTTATTTTAACAAAGAAGCATTATTAATATTGGATTCAAATAATATAGTGATTGACAAAGTAAATTTAAGAATACGACACGCAACTATTGATGATAAAAAGACATACACAATTAATAGATTAAGTGGCGGTGCAACAGTAACGGCAAAGATGCCTAATAGTGATGAGATTTTAGGAATGTATGAGATAGAGGATGAAGGTAATTATTTTCAAATGTATAGAACTGACCAATGAATCCTACCAATATAAAACATATAGAATTTTGTTCATTGGTTTCTAAAGGCGAAAACCAAGATAAGGCATATAGGGTAACAATAGGTAGTAAAGAGGTAACAGACGCAGTATGTAGGGTAAAGGGTTCGCAGTTATCATCTAAATACGCTGAATACATATCAAATTTAAAGAAACAGGATGCAGATATGGTATTACAAGCCAAATCAGATGAAACGGTTAAAAAGGCTTTAAATAACGTTTTAAGTACTATTGAAGTTGATGCATATTTAAGTAATGGAATAAAGAAAGGTGACATAAGAGCAATTGATATTTATTATAAGCGTTTTGGTGTGTATCCAACTATAAAGACAGAAACGGAACTAATTGTAACTGATAAGGTAAAAGGCAAACTGCCAGACGGTACTGAATTTGAACTATGATAACAGTTGACTTGTCGAAAAACGAAAAGCAAAAGGAACTTTTTAATGAAGTTATGTATGCTATACGTAATAAAGAAAACGATTTAGAATACAACAAATACTTCTTTTACGGTGGTGCTATTCGTGGAGGTAAAACCTTCTGCATTCTTACAATTTTAACTATACTATGTAAGATGTTTCCTAACTCTAAATGGGTTGTGGTGCGTTCTGATATGCCAGCACTTACAACAACCACTATACCTTCAATCGAGAAAATATTAGGAACTTCAGCAAATTGGAAATGGTCACGAGATAAGTCTAACTGTTTCGTAAAGCATAAAAACGGTTCAAAAATTATATTTAAAGGCGAAAATATAACAAGCGACCCTGAATTAAATGACTTTTTAGGTTTAGAATGCAACGGTTTCTTTTTAGAACAAATAGAGGAGCTAAGTCAAAAGATGTGGTATAGGGCATTAGAGCGTTCAGGTTCACATTATGTACTAAGAATGCCACCACCGTTTATTTTCAGTTCATTTAATCCTACTCAAACATGGGTAAAAGATTTTATATATGTGCCGTATCAAAAAAGAACTTTAAAAGCACCGTTCCACTATATCAATGCAAGTCCAATAGATAATCCATTCGTAACTAATGACCAATGGTCAGCGTGGGAAAACTTAGATGAACGGTCACGTAAGATAATGATTGAAGGTGACTGGACTAACTATGATACGGATGCTAAGTTCGTTTATACTTTTAAAGAAGAAAAACATATCAAAGAAACGAAATACGACCCTACACAAATTACTTACCTATCATTTGACTTTAATAGGAATCCATTTTGTTGTACTATTATTCAGCAATATGATGGCGCAATACACGTTCCAATAGTAATTAAGCTAATGAACGCTAATACATACGAATTATGCGAGTATATACGATTGAATTACCCTGCACCACTTTACTATGTAACAGGTGACTATTCAGGTAAAACACGTGGGACTTTAAACGAGGATAATTATCATAACTACGATATTATACAGCAAAAATTAAGCATACCGTCAAAAGATATGTACTTAGTGCCAAATCCACCGTTAAAGACAAACAGAGTATTAGTTAACGCTGTTTTGGAGCATTACCCTTGTTACTTTGACCCTGAAGGTGCTAAAGAATTGATATTTGATATGAAACACGTTGAAATATTACCCGATGGAACTATTAAGAAGACAGACAGGAAAGACCCTGCACAACAGGCAGATGCATTAGACACGTTCCGATATTGGTTAAATATATTTATGTCAGATTTTATACGCAATATGTAATTTTTTTATTAAATTTGTCTAAAATAGATAAAATGAGTTGTATTTGTGTTTGGAATGTAGAGGTTCCGCTATGTTCAGAATCGGTTATAGTACCGACTACATTAGATAACGGTGTTTATAAATCTGTCATTACTGACAAGTTCGGTAAACAATATGAACGTGAAATAACTGTTTATGGTGCTGACTTTACAATAGACTTAACGGATTACCCTGAAGGATTAATAACAGAATATTCATTATTGCTATTTGAGTTATTCGATGTATGTGATTTACAAGTATTAGGCAATTGCGATACCGAGTATAAACAGATAGTTTTTAAATTCATTCCAAAAGATACAACAGAAACGGAAATTGAATTATGTTGCAACTAATAGAGATAAGTTTAATTTGTGTAGGTATTCACGTATGCTTTTTAGAAGGAATGATATTTGAAAGTTTGCGAATTGAAAAATATTTAGTTAAATTACAATGGATTATAAAGCCCTTATACGATTGCTTACCATGTATGGCTTCTTTTTGGACTTGCATTATATTGTGGAAAATAGATATTAAATCAATGTTGATAGTGTGTGGCATAAATGCGATTATTGCAAGTGTATTGCAATTCTTTGATAACACTAAACTTCCTGAAAATGAGTAAATCAGAGCCATTAGAAGGATTTAAGCATTATAAAACGTGTAGGTGTGGCGGTTCATTGCAATACAGATACGAGAACATAGAATATCCAGCCAACAAGTATTGGATATATCCAACAAAGGGACAGGTAAGAATATTTAAAGACAATAGAACGGTAGGAACTTATCCATTGAGTAAATTAAAAGAAAAAATAGTCGAATATGGCATTTAAAGCATTAAAAAACAAATTTAAATCATTGTTTACACGTTTTCCTAAAGATGTGAAATATCCTATTAAAGAGGCGTTCACTATTGAAGGCAGAACTTTTTACCAATTTGAAGACACGTTTAATATTCCATATCAAAGAGGATTAAAGACAGTTACTTTCTATGAAGAAGCGAGAATGAAAATAACGTATGAGTATTTAGAACAACACACCAAAGCAATTGACAAAATACTTAGCTCTCAAAAGATAGACGTATTTAAAATAAAAGCGTTGCACGATATATTAAAGGAAAGAATGAAGTGGTATTGCGATACCGATATAATGTATAAATTAGCATCTGTTGTATTCTTTGAGAAAGGAGACAATCCTACAACATACGACTTTAAGAAAGGTGCTGAAAATATAGAGTTTTGGAAACAACATAAATCTGTTTCCGATTTTTTTTACCAAGTGCCTTTGTTGCAATTGTTTCCGTTTTTGACCGAATTAGAAGTGAATTTGGAGATTTATTCGGAAATAACAAAGGCACTGACCAAACAGCATTCGGATTTGGTTACTTCTATTCTGTCCGAAAAGTAGAATCGGAAATAAGAGAACTTCAATTAAATTTTGTTGGACATGATGAGTCCAAAATAGAATCATTAAAAAACATGACTATTTATGAGTTTTATTTTTCGTTAAACTCTAAGCGTCAACAAAATTTAAAAGACAATGAAATATCTAATAGAGTTAGTAGCAGACCCCAAAGGACTTGAGCCAGCAATCACTGCAATAGATGAACTTAACCAAGCGGAAAAGGAACTAAAAGCCACAACAAGTTCCGTAAGTTCAGAGCAAAAGAAAATGATGGATGATTACGCTGCAAAAGCGAAATTAGGAAAAGCTTCAGTAGATAAACTAATGGATGGCTATAAGCAGTTAGGAAAAGCTGCAACAGGTGCGTTTGGTGGCGAAGCTATTAAAGGCGCAACTAAACAAGCAGAATCATTCCGTACACAATTAAAAAATTCACGTGAAGAATTAACTAAATTATTTGTAAGCGGAAATGCTACAACGCAACAAATATATGAAGCTGCAAGAGGTGCTGGTAATTTAAAAGATAATATCGGAGATGCGCAACAAGCTATATCTGTTTTAGCAAGTGATACATTCAAATTAGATGCAGCATTGCAAGGCGTTCAAGTTGGTGCTGCTGGATTTCAGGTAATGACAGGTGCGGCAGCATTGTTTGGTGTAGAAAGTGAAGAATTACAAAAGACATTAGTAAAGTTGAATGCTATAATGGCAATCACTAACGGACTGAAACAAATTCAGGACGGATTGCAGAAACAAACTGCACTTAGTTTGGGTTTGAATATAGCAGCACAAAAAGTTTATTCTGTTGTTGTTGGACAAAGTACAGGTGCTATGAAAGGCTTTAAAATTGCACTTGCATCTACTGGAATAGGTGCTATTATTTTGGCTATTGGTTATTTAATAGCGAATTTTGATAACTTAAAAACATCAAGTGGACTGATAGGTAAATCATTTAGAGCAATAGGTGATATTGTTAATATGGTAATTTCTGACATTAAACGACTTACAGATACATTAGGACTGACTGAATTTGCACACGATGAATTTGTAAAAAGGGTATCTGAAAATAATGATATTATACTTTCTAAAATGGAAAAAGACCATAAAAGAAAGTTGGCTATAATGGAAATACAAGGTAAGGAAACACTTAAAACACAACTTAAGTTTTTACAAGAAGAATTAAAGCAGTCAAGAAAAAACAATGAATGGGATGATGAACAAACTGAAGCAGGAAAAGAAAGAATTGCTAAACAGACAGAACTTGAAGAAAGTATTATTTTATTAAAAGCAAAGATAGCGCAGAAAGGCATTGATGATTCAAAAAAGGCACAGGAAGAAGCAGATAAAAAAAGAGACGAAGCTGAAAAGGAAAGAATAAAAAAATTAAATGATGATAATGATGAAATATTAAGTAATATTGAAAAATACTTAGAAAAGGAAAATAAATTAAGGGAATCATACAGAGATGCTGAAAAGGATAATGATGAAAAATGGAGAAAAGAACTAAACGAAAGAAATGATGAAACACTTAATAGTATTGAAAAATATTTAGAAAAGGAAAGCAAATTAATGAAATCATATCGAGATGCTGAAGATGAGTATGATGAGAAATGGAGAAAAGACAAAAAAGATAAGGAATTAGCCATTAAAGAAGCGAGTATTCAGATAGCACAACAAACTGCAGATGCAATATTTACAATAGCAAATCAAAGACGTAACGCTGAATTTAACTTACAGATACAACAGTTAACTGACTTAAAAAACAAGGAATTAGCAAATAAAGAGTTAACAGATGCGCAAAAGGAACGTATTGAATTAAGGTATCAAAGACAAGTTGCAGCTATTAAAACAAAACAAGCACAAGCAGATAAACAGGCTGCAATTGCACAAGCTATTATTAACGGTGCATTAGCAATTACTAAACTTTGGGTAAGTCCTGGCTTTCCAGCAGCTATTCCGCTTGCAGCAGTAGTAGCAGTAACAACGGCAGCACAAGTAGCTATAATAGCAGCACAGAAAATACCTAAGTTTGCTAAAGGAACTGAATACGTTCAAGGCGGTGGTACTGAAACAAGTGATAGTGTACCTGCCATGTTATCTAAAGGCGAAAGGGTAATTGATGCTAAAACAAACAAGCTATTAAAAGGCATTCCAAATAAAATGTTGCCACAGTTATTAATTCCTGACGTATCGAGTGCAGTAAACGGTAGTAATTTCGATTACAATAAAATGGCAAAAGTATTCAGTAAAGAGTTGGCTAATAATCCTGCTTTAATGGTTAACTTTGATAAAAACGGTTTTAATACATTCATAAAAAATGGCGTTACGGTATCGCAAATAAAAAACAATAGAAATGGAGTTTAAATTCTATATAAATGATGTTGAAGTTGATGAGCCAGTTGGTTTTGACGCTACAAAAATTAAGCTAAAGCGTTCTGAAAACTGGCACGGAGTTATGGCTGAAGCGAGTGAAGAAACTATTGAAGTTTATGGAAACGGATTTGATATACTTAGCGGTCTTTATGCGGTTAGCGGAATAGATGCGGTTGCTGTTCTTAAAATAGAGTATTATTGTAGCGGTGTATTAGAAGAAACAATTGAATACAATGTAACATTTTATGAATACAAAGAGTTTTGCGGAAATGATTGTTATTGTGTAGTGGGTATTGAAAAATCAGGTTGCTTTTATCAGTTTAAGAACGCAATGGATACAAAGGTAGATTTAGATATTTTAAAAGCTATTGACAATACAACGGATTTGGCTGATTACGAGTATTTAGGCAAAGAAATAGAAGTACCAAGTAAAACGATTGTATTAACAGATAGTGTTGAAAATAGAGAAATAATATCTACTTATTTAAATGATGAAACTGGAACTTTCCCTGCTGGATGGAATCATTCCCCGAGTATAACAGGATTGTATCAAGTGTTATTTACGCTACCATTTGAAACAATAATATATGATGAGTTTGGTGATTTTTTACCAAATAATTTTGTTAACCTGTTTTCTTCAGATGCAGCAAACAATATAAACAATACAGTATTATCTGAAACGGATGCAATATATAAAAACACAAGCAGGGATAATATAAATTGTTTAACCGATGATATTGAAATAACAACAATTATAAATGCAGACATTACTATTGAAACGTCTGCATCCTATACAATAAGTTCAATTAGTATTATATTAGGTATGTCTGATTTGGTTAACGGCATAGATACACAATTACAACTTTTTCCTGCAACTTTAATTAGTACGGTTGGATTTACAAAAACATACGGATGGAATATATCAAACACTACAAATACATCTTTTCCTACTGCAAATACAAAGTTATATGTTTATTGTTTTATTCAATATACAACCACAACTACTGGAGAATTATATATGAATTTCAATATGAATACACCAAGTAGTTTTGAGATTACAAACAATTCACTATGCGCACCTACAAACGCAAAACTATACTTAGTAAATGAAACACTTAGCCATATATCAGAGTATGTTACAAACAACTGTTTAAGGGTTTATAGTGAGTATTTAGGTAGGATAGATTCAAGTCCGTATAACTTTGAAGATGATGGATGCGGTGGTATGTTGGCATTAACCTCAGGACTGTTTTTAAGGCGTATAGAAGACGTTAAAACAGGTGATAAAGCACCTAAGTTGGCATTGACATTTAATGATGTTTTAAACGCTACAAACTGCATATATCCGTTAGGAATGACAATAGAGCAACAGGGCGAAGATGAAGTTATAAGGATAGAAGATTGGAAACACTTTTATAACGATACCGTAATTGCTGACATTGGAACTGTTGCGGTTGAAAAACAACCGAACTTAAAGCTTCATTTTAAGAATTACAAAACAGGTTATTCTAAGTATGAAGCAGAAGAATACAACGGATTAGATGAATTTTTAACGGAACGTGAATATACTACACGATTAATAAACCATAACGGTGTATTAGAGAAAGTATGTCAGTTTGTAGCGAGTGGATATGCTATTGAGATTACAAGACGTAAGGGCAATACGGATTCAAAAGACTGGCGATACGATAATGATACTTTTGTTCTTTGCTTAGATAGGTATTACGGAGCATTGCAAGTTGAACAGGGCAATATTGTTAATGATGCTAATATTATTGACCCTTCTACAATTCTTAACTTCAGAATAAGTCCTGCACGTATGGCGGTGCAATGGTTTGAGTATGTAACTACGTTTTTGAAGTCTGCAAAAGAGTTGTTATTCTCAAGTGGTAAAGGTAATACGGCAGCGGAAGGTGAGTTAACAAGTGGATGTGAGTTTGAAAGCGGTGTATTATCTGAAAAGCAGAATATAACGTCAAGTGATATAATAGTAGATAGTAATGGTATATACTTGCCAGAATTACATAAGATTGAAGGCGTACCGTTTACTTTTCAGCAATATAAATCTTTGCAGGCAAATCCTCACGGGTTGTTTGCTTACAAGTGTGATGAAACACAAAGATACGGATGGGTGCAAGAATGCAGTTATTCTTTTGTAGGAGGAACTATTGATTTAATTTTAATACCAAAAGTTGCATAATTAAAAAAGATTGTCTAATATTGCATCAGTCTTATTTTCATATTGCTTTTTACTTTTATTTTACCGTCACATTATTTGTGGCGGTTTTTTTATTAAGATAGTGCAAATATCAATTATTTTTATTAAATTTGCATATCTGGGCGCATTGCCAATAATTTATCACTTCAATTTTATTGGTTTTGAATATTATAAGTCCTGAATTTAGTTTCTTAGATTTTAATTATAATGAGTATTCAGATACATGCGATGCTGAACATTTAAACGTATTGCCAGCGTGTAATGACTTAGGAATTAAAGCACAAATTGAGATTCAAACGGATGAAGACTTACCAACAACAACACCTATCTACATAGCCATTGCTGATTCAGATTGTAACGTTATTTACGATGCTGACATTGAAGTAACTCCGATATGTTCACTATATAAATTTTATACTGATTTTGAAGGCGATGAAGTATTGGTAACAAATCCTTACAACCTTTGCAACACGGATAACGATACACCTACCGAAACAATTGAGTTTATAACAAATCCTTTTGATGAAATTACAAGTACGGATTTGGAATTTGATATGATATCAGCAACACTTGCTACTGAATTGCAGATATATTGTGAAAATAAGATTTATATAATAAGAAGAAATGATGGTGGTGTTATTGGTTATACCTATACACAAACAGAAGATGTTTATATTGTTTATATAGAGGGTACGGTTGCATCAAATAGGGCTTTTATATTAAAAGCATTTCTTAATGAAGTATTTGACGTAAATCACGGCACAACGTCAACTTATTCAGGTGTAACTGTTAATATAGCAAATATTCCTGCTGGTTCTTATTTAAATAATTACGGATTAATAGGTAATATTTCAACAGTAACGGCATCAACAAATACTGGTAATTGGTTTTATTGGAAAAATAGTAAAATAAACTTTTCTTTTACAAACCAAACCGTATCTGATGATATAGTTTATTCTTTTGAAGATACATTAAGCGGTAGTAACGTTTATTCTTTTAAGTTCTATTATACGTCTATCTATAACGATATGACAGGTAGTATATCGTTTGATGACGGTACAAATCCGCCAACAGTTATTAACGTTAATTTCGATAGTTATGACGGATTCGTAGAAGTGGACTTTCAGGCGACATTAAATCCGTGTACAATATCAATAAACGTAGATAACAACAATCATATAAACGGAATATCATTTTACAAGATAGAAAAATACGATACACTACTCTATAACGTAACCAACAACATAAGCGGAAACGTGCCAGTAGCAGTTTATAGCAGAGCAGAATTAATTGCATTGATTAGTGACTTATTAGGCTTTGATTTTGACTGTGAGTTTACATCTTGTTGTACAGTCCCAGACATTGAATTTGATATAACACTACCAAACGATGATAGTGTTTACCATTATACACTTACATCATATTGGAGAAAAGGATTTATAAATTTTCCTGAATTGCCATTAGAAACAATTATTCCTGAATGTTTTACTTATGCTATATTAGACAGTAATAAGGATTTGGTAGCGTGTAGCAATCTATTTGAGAAAGTTGAGGATTGTTGTTTTGTAACAAAGATTGAATACTCAAACAATGAAGATGCATTCGGGTTTACATATCCAACAGGCGTGACAAATAGCGTTAATTTTCCGTTCTTTTTACACAGTCCACAATATCCAACAACAGAAAAGATATACAAACAAACAAACGGACAGTATAGGCGTTTAAGTGCTGACATTGAAAAGGAATACGAATGTGAAACAGACTACATTCAGGAGTCATACCATGATAAGCTAATAACAGCATTAAAACACGATACATTAATTGTTACATCAAATCGTTTAGGATTTACAACTCAAATGAGCCAACAAGGCGACTATTCACCTGACTGGAATAGTAAGATAGAATTTACATCTAAAGCAGAATTTAAACTAAAAAAATACTTTAATGGAAAAAACAGCAACTGCGGTGCAAACTGCTAAAGGAATCCTATTAATAGCAATCGGTTCAAATGAATACTTGGAAATGGCTAAAAACTTAGCTATGTCAATTAAACACTTAGAGCCTGAAATGCCTATCTGTTTAGCGCATAACTACAATTATATAGACAAGTCTTTATTTGACTTTGAAGTAAAAGTTCCTAATGAAAGTTGGAATACAAAAGGCAAAATCGAATACATAAAAGTAAAAACGTGGATGTATGATTTTTCACCATTTCAGGAAACTATTTTTTTGGATGTTGATATGGTTTGGTTATTTTCAAAAAAGCCTTCAGAGTTATTTAATCAATGCATTGGATTAGATTGGACTATGTCAAACACAGGACTTGCAGGATATTCAATTTGGTGCGATATAAACGATATTAGAAAAATTTACCCTGATGTTATGATGTGGAATTATCACAGCGAATGTGTGTATTTTAATAAATCTGAAAAGACTAAAACGTATTTTGATACCGTAAAAGATATGTATTTAAATCCACCTGTTAAAGGTACTAAATTCGGTGGCGCATCAATTGCAGATGAATTAGCTTTTCAGTTAGCATCATTAAAATTAAATGAATTTCCACACAAAGAAAACTGGTTGCCGATATTTTGGTATGCACGTGATAAAAGAACAACACACTTACAACCATATAAATTAAGTGAAATATACTTTGCATATTCAGTAGGTGGCAATAAGTTACCGACAGTTATTAAGAACAATTTTTCAACTATATCAAACTATCATTCTAAAATGAGTAAGTTAGGCAAGCCATATAAGATTAGAGATAAAAAATCATTCATTCCTGAAAGACGTAGTTTATGACACCAATAGAACAAATAAATATATTTAACCACCACGATGATAAAATAAAGTGGAATATAAAAAAAGATGCTTTAAAACTTTATAAAGCGTTAAAGACTCATGCAGACGGATTAGTTCCTGAAGAAATAATCAGAGAACGCAGACCGAATGAGCCTGATGCTATAATGGATTACAGGTTTAAAATCTACGCACCAAAAACGGAACACCCGATTTCTAAGGTAATTACTTCTTTGAGTAAAATAAGACGTTCACCTGATTGGAAAGTGAATTACGATAAAACAAAAGAGCCTGCATTTTTAGAAACGGCAAATAAGACATTAAAAACATATTTAGAAAATGAATATCCTATTTATGACAATATAGATTCATGGTTGTTTGATGAGTGCTTACAGAATATAATGATAGATGCAAATGCTGTTGTTGTTATCGTTCCATTGTCGTATAATATTCAGGTAGGTGAATTTTATAAACCAATTCCGTTTATTGCTAATGTTGACGAAGTTATTTATTACAAAGAAAATGACTATACAATAGTAAAAACAGATAGAGATTATGAATACAAAGATGAAAGCGGAAAGCGTGAATATGATATACATATTTTATCAACAAGAAACGAGATAGTAGAATATGTAATTTTAGAAACAAAAGGGCAAAAGGTATATTTAGAATTAAATAGACTTCAACATAATTTTGATGAATTGCAGGCTTTCCGATTTAGGGGTTTATTCTATAAGAATGAAGACGGTGATATTATTTGGAAGACACCTATAAATTCAATGGTAACGCATTTAAACGAAGCAGCACGTATGTATTCAGATTTACAAGCTGAATATGTTTTACACATGCATTCGGAAAAATGGACTATTAACACCAATACTTGTAAGAAGTGCAACGGAACAGGCAAAACAAAAGTAGGTTTGGCAATGTCAAATTCAACGTGTGGAACTTGTAACGGTAGCGGTTATGAAACTGTTTCACCTTTCCAAAACAGGGTAATTAATTTAGACTTAAATAGACCGAATAGCCAAATACCACCAATACCACCAGCAGGCTATATTCAAAAGAGTATAGAGATAGCACACTTATTAAGAGATGCTGTTAAAAGCAACTTATACGAAGCATTAGAGGCGGTTAACATGCAGTTTCTTTACAATGTTCCAATAAATGAAAGCGGAATAGCTAAACAATGGGACAGAGATGAAACGGATAACTTTGCACATAAGGTTGCAGGATTATTAAAGTACGTTCGTGAAAATGTAGATTACTATACTTGTAATTTGCGTTATGGCTTTTTAATTCAGGATGCAAAGACACGTGAGGAAATGCTACCGAAAATTAGTATTCCACAAAAATACGATTTAGTAAATAATGCGTTATTGATTGAAGAATATAAACATGCTAAAGATGCAAATTTAAGTCCCGTTATATTAGCGTCAATGGAAATGGAAATATCTTTAAAGCGTTTCACTCATGATTCTGATGTAAGCAAATACACTATGTTGGTTTACAAGTTAGACCCTTTATATGGTGTTTCTGAAGATAATAAAATGATGCGTTTGCAAAATAACGGTATTACAGAAAAAGACTATGTAGTTAGTTCTAATATTCAAAAGTTTGTGCGTAAAGCATTGATAGAAGATGAAGAGTTTGCATTTAAAGGATATGAAGAACAAGTGGCTATTATGAATAAATATGCAGATGAAGTGATGAGAGAAAATAGTATTAGTACAGATTTATTAGCACCTTTACAAGATGCACGTAAACAATTAGGAACGCCACAAATAATTCAATCAGAACAATAGGCAGACAAAATAGCTATATTAACATAGAATGAGTAGTATTAAAAAAATAATTGAAACAGTTGATAGTTCTATTAATGAATTTATGGACAAAGTGCCAAAAATCCAAAAGAATATCTATAAAGAAATACTAACAATTACAAAAGATTTAAAGTTAGATGCTAAAGGTAATATCAAAAACACGATAGACAATTATCGTATTCTTTCTCAATTGCGGATGCGATTACGTAGAGTTATTTTTGACAAAGAATACATAAAAGCATCAAAGGAACTTATTAAATCATTCGATACAATTTCTGAAGTTCAACAGTCTTATTTTGCTACTTTTGCAACATCTAAAAGTGCCACAACGCAAGAAATTCTAAATATAGTTAGACAAGATTCAATTGATAGAACGGCACTTTATTTAAGTGAGCAAGGAATTGATTTAAACATTATTTCAAAGACTCAATCTATACTGCAATCAAATATTACGTCTGGCGGTTCTTATGCTGAATTTCAGGAAGCGATGAAAGTATATATTAACGGCAACACTAATAATTTAGGTGCTTTTGAAAAATATGCTAATACAATTGTAATAGATTCAATAAATACTTATTCACGTACTTATTCAACTATACTTACAGATGATTTGGGATTGGAATGGTTTATGTACACAGGTTCTTTATTAGAAACATCTCGTGAATGGTGTCAGTATATGGTAAAAAAGAAGTATGTACATAAATCAGAATTTCAAACTATTTTAACAGGAAATATTGACGGTATTGACATTTGTAGTGATAAAATACCATGCAATGCAAAAACAAAACTACCAAACGGAATGAAAGCAGATACCAATACATCAAACATTACTAATTATGCAGGTGGATGGAATTGCGGACATGCATTTTATGCAGTTGCAAAGGAAGCCGTACCTAAAAATATAAGAGATAAGTTTAACAGTAAAGTATAGTTTACTAAGTAGAACAAATACATACAAAACTATTAATTAAATTTACACAAAATATTTTAAATGGCTAAGGATTTCATAGCAATAGACACAGAAAAAAACATATACGAATTTAGTGAGAAAGGAATAAATTCACTAAAAGAGTTACACAAAGCACAAAGAAAGACAGGATGGCAATACGGCTTAAAATCAGAAAAAAATAATTTACTGATAAAAGTTGTAACACCGAAAGAAGCGCAGGATGCAGTTAAAGAAAATGCATTGTTAAAACAAAGAGTTGCTGAATTAGAGGCAATGAAAGATAAAAGAGGTGCTAAAACACAAAACGAGTCTGATAACACAGAAAAATAATTTATGAATAAACTTAAAACTTTATTTGACAGTTTGGCTAAAAAAGCAGGTGTCGATATTACAGATGAAAGCTATCTTAAAGCATTAGAAGCTATAAAGGAAGTTGAAATTTCAGATGAGATTTCTACAAAATTGGAAAGCAATCTGTACGATATTGAAAGTGCAAAACAAAACTACACACTTAAACAACACTTTACAGCGTTAGGATTAAATGGAGTAGATGCACAGCTAAAAGAAGCCTTAGAAGAATTGATAGAAGATGAAAGTGTAAGAAATGAATTATTAGGTGTTAAATCAACTCCAGCACGTGTTAGAACAGCATTAGCAAAGATAAAAGAACTTGAAGCTAAGAAAGCGAGTGCAGAAGGCAAAGGCGATGACGGAAAGGCTAAGAAAGCACAAGATGAAATTGATAGATTAGTAAACGACTTTAAAGCAAAAGAAACTAACTATCTACAAGAGATTGAAAAGGAAAAAAACTCTAAGTTTGCAGAAATTGAAAAATTGCAACATAAGTTTTTTTTACAAGGATTAGAATACGATAAAAGCAAATCAATAGAAGAAAACCTATTGTTAGCTGATTACCATATAAACAACGAGCTTACTGCAAAGGGAGCTAAAAGAATATACAACACAGAAATTGGCAAATTCGAGCTGAAAAGAGCAGATGACACGTCTCTCGATTATCTTGATGAACGCAACAACAAAACCTCTTACGAGGATTTTACAAAGGGAGTTTTACTCAATAAAAAACTTCTGGCAACAAATGACGGAACGCCACAAAAAAGCAATCCATTGTTTGCACCAGACCCTACTAATAGCGGTCATTCACAGGTAGATTTTTCAGCATTCGACAATTTAAAGATACCATAGTATAGACCATATTAGTATTCAAAGATTATTAACAATTTTAAATACTAAAAAAATGGCAAACGGTTTCGCACCTTATTTATTGGAGGATATAGCAAAGATTGCTAAATCAGCAACTCCACAAAACAAAATAGAAATGCCTGGATTCTTACAATCCTTACTTACGGCACATTCTTATGGTATCAGCAATATTAAATATGACTTAATGAACGGTCATTTTAACGCTGTACAAGTTAAGAAGAAAAAACGCTACACAGCAGCACAAACAGAAACAACTCCTTCATGTGAGATTACGAATGTAAACGGTTACACAGAGGATGCAGTAAGTGTTGCTAACTACCGACAAATTGCAATCCACATCGAAGATGAAGTTATTGCAGCTTACGAAAAGGCGGCTTCAAATCCTGCTATGATAGGAAATGCAGCAGTAGTTGAAGAGTTTGCAATTGAAACTTTATTAGCAGCAAACGGATTAATGAGTGCAGTAAATAGCGACTTATTAACTTTAGCTTATGCAAATTTAGGTAAAAATAGACGTACAGGATTAACAACAGCGTCAACAATCAACATCGGGAAGGATACAAACTTCAACTCTTTAACTGATGGAGCAACACAGATTCTTTCTGATTACAAGTTAAACAACATGGGTGGTAAACCGATTGCAGTAGGTGGAGGTTTGTTTAACAACTATATCATGCAACAAGCTGCTAAACAAACGGCTCAAAACGGATTGGATACACGTACACAAGCAGGCGGTTTTGATTTCTTCTATGACAATGAAGTAGAAACAATCGGAGACGCTAACGATTTATTAGTTTACGAAAAAGATGCAATCCAATTAGTTACTTACTTGAAATATCAAGGTTTCAAAAGACGTGACTTAGGAACTGCAATTTTTGATTACATCAAATTGCCTTATACTACAATGACTGCAAATGGTGGCATTCAAGTTGCACCAATGCCAGTTGACGTACAGTTTAAGTTTAACGATTGTGAAGCTGATTATACAGTTGATGGTGAAACAGAAACTTTACAAAAAGGATGGAATATGATTTTGTCTTTAAACTTCGGTTTGTGGACTATTCCAAGTACAGCGTATAGAGCTGAAGACCCTTTAACAGGAAATAGAGGTTCTTTATTGTACAACGTAACTAATGATTGCGATTCTTGTGATGGCGGTTATTAAGATTTAAAAAACATACTTATATATGAAATGTTTAGAAGGGTACATTGGTGTTGGAGTTAACTGTCAAACGGAAGAATCCGTTAGTGGCAAATATTTAACAGACCTCGCTGGTGTTACCCTTCAAAACATAGATGCTGTTGCAAATGCAAATCAGTTATCATTTTTAGGTGTGTTTGCAGATGTACAAAAAAGAGCAATTTCACGTTTAAGTAAGGATGTGTTAGCATATATGAAAACGCAATACAATTTTAAAAAAATTGTAAATACATACTTTACAAATGGAGAATTAGGAGATACAACAAGTTCTTTGAATTTAAAAAATGGTGTTAGGCTTCAGTCTTTTGAATGCGAAAGCGAGTTACTAAGATTTCATGTAAGCAAAGTTTACTTGTATGCATTAGAAGAGCAAATTACTACTATCTATATTTATTCCGATAAGATATTATTGTACAGTCAAGCGTTAATAACTAAAATAGGATGGAATGAGATTTATGTAAATAAGTCTTACGATACATTAGATATAGTTGTTGCTTATGATAGTTCAGTATTTGAAGAAGTTAAGAAACTTGTATTTGATGATACTTTGTGTGATTGCCTCTGCGATGATTGTGACGATGTATTTAAACAAGCTATACAGTTCGATACAATAGACGATATAGTACAAGTTAATAACACTTACGGATTAAAAGTTGACGTGTCTTTAAGATGCTTATATGACTCGATTCTTTGCGCCAATATAGATGTTTATTCAGATGCTTATTTATATGCTTTAGGAATGGAATTAATGCGTGAACGTATTTATTCAGATAGAGTAAACAGATTTACAACGGTTGACAAAAAACGTGCTGAAGAGTTATTGCAAATGTACACTACTGATTATACGGAGTTTTTACAAACGGCAAACGATAGTATTAGAATTGATAATGATTATTGTATAGAGTGTTTAGAGATTTCAGGAACTGAATATGTAATGCCATGATAGCGTTTAACAGCAACGGAAAAGATGTATTAGATGCAATTAAAGCAGACTTAAAAGGTAAGGCAAGTCCACAGGAAACGGATAAGCTATTAAGAACTATTGCAAGTACATTGACAGGAATGATGCGTGATAGAGTACACGTGCAAGGCAAAGATTCTAATGATAACCAAATCGGTACTTATTCAAGTGAATACATGAAAGTGCGAACAGGTAATTTTAAAAGTTCTAAAATTGTAAGAGGTGTTAACAAAGGTAATGCACGAAAAAAGTATAACAGGACAAGTGACACAAAAGTAATTTTATCATTAACTCGACAAATGGAAAATGATATGTCTATTTGTGAACGCAATCCAATAAAGATACCATACGGATATGCAATAGGCTACCAAAACGATTTTAATTTTGAAAAGTTGACATGGCTTGAAAAGAAATATAAAAAGCAGATTTTAACTAAGTTATCAAAGCATGAGGAGCAGTTAAAAGACGAAATTGTAAACAATTATCTAAATGATAGAACAACTAATTAAACTCGTTAACGACTCAATAAAAGAGAAAGCAATCGTAAAAAAATACGATGCTAACTTTTATGGATTAACAGAATTAGTTCCTATTGAAGATGATAATACTATAACACTCCAACCAAATGTAGTTAACGAGTTTGGAGAATGCATAAAAATAGCTTTAGACAATACGTTAGGATTGCAAGTATATCATAGGCTAAATGATAAAACACCCGTATATAAATCACAGCAATACGGAGAATCAAACAAAGAGATAACAGATAGTTACGGACTTTCAATGTTTGTTGTCGGTAACAGAATAAAGCTAAAACAAGATAGTTCAACACTTTCGCAGTTCGTGACAGGTGCTATTCCTGACAGCTTTAAATTAGAAGGGAGAAGCGTGGCTAACTTAATTCAAAACAGAATAGATTACAACTCAAATCAAATAATAAATACAGAATTTGCAGACTATACGGGAATGCCTGATTTATTTATGTTTAGAGTTGACTATAATATAAGACATACATATAGACGTAAATGTTTAGACGTATGCGAAACGATTTGTAACAATTATTCATCAAATTAAATTAATAAAAAATGAGTGTTTATTATCCAGGCGCATCATGCGAATCAGAAGTACCTGAACACGTGTGTAATCCATGTTCAGAATTTGAAAAAGGTCGTGTACGTTCAGCGGCTTATATTCATAAAGACTATGTGTCTATTATTCAGGCAGCACCAAACGACACAGCGTTATGGCAAGCAGGAATTGAAAGCGGTTTAATTCGTATCATTCCTGAAGTTAGCGGAACGTCAAACGGTGGTGAAAAGGTAGCAGGCGCAGGTTACGGAGACCAAAAAGAACAAGTAACAGGTCGTAATTATGTAGTAGCGTTTAAAGACCCTAACTATGTAGATAACTGTTCTTTCTTTACAGAACTTGAAAAATCTCGTGCATGGTTTTTAGCTTACAAAACAGAAACGTTATTACACATTAGCGATAAGCCAGTATCTGTATTTACAAACAATGCCGTAACTGAAAATTTAGAAGAGGATGTTGTTTGGATGGTTGAGAATACATGGTTTCAAAAAGTTCCAGTGTGTCCTTTAGAAAGTCCTGAAGATATTTTTGATTGCTTTCAACTTGTAGTATAGTGAGCTTAAAAAAACACAAAAAGACAACTACCTTTGATGGTTTATGTTTTACTGTTACAATAAACGGAGTGGCATTGGATTTGACTAATATCGAAATCAATGCACACTTTCGTTTAGGCAGTAAAACAGGATGCAAGGTACATAAATTTAGTGTTGGCAATGGTATAGAAAAAACAGATTCCGTAAACGGACAATTCTCACTATTAGAAGGTGAAATAATTAACTGGGAAGTAGGGGATTGGTATTTTGACATTAAGTTTACGTGGCTAAGCGGACGTGTTGAAATATACTATGAAAATATTTTACCAGTTGTTCAAAATATAACGCAATGAGTGACAGTATAAACATAGAAGTTATAGAACAATGTGAAAATGTAACAATTGTTGTTTCTGAATGTGGCGGTGGTTCATCTGTTGAGTTATTAAAAATTACAGGAACTAATACAAATTCATATACAAGTTCTAATTTAATAGGAAGAACTATTTTGCAAATATCTATTGACTCTCAGATTATAGATGAGGATTATTTTGCTTTTAATATAATGACAGGAAATGTGCTTTTTGATTCGGTAGCAGACACAGGCGCAAAAATAAGAATAATATACACATGAGAAAATTAACGACAATATTATTATTATTATTTTCATTGTCTGCACAGTCGCAGATAGTTAATAAGTTCAGGGATTCGACATGGTTTGCAAAGGGTGTGCGTTTTGATAGTGCAATCTATTTAATAAAAGGTGCATCCAATGGAAAGGTTTTAACTTCGGATGCAAACGGTCGTGCAACATGGCAAACGTTTTCAGGTTCAGGTGTAACACAAAGTACTTTAAATGACTCAATTAGTGCGGTTCGTTCGATACGTAAAGTAGATACACTTTACAGAAATTTAGATAGCTTAATATTTAAGATTAATGGTATTCGATATGCTATTATAGATAGTTCGGGCGGGGGTGGCGGTTCGCAAGATTTGCAACAAACACTTACAAACGGAAATACAACAGGCGGTTTTAATATCAGTATATCAAATGGTGATGCTATTATTTTAGATAATGGTTCAATGTTAAAAAAGGGAACTATTGATGCTGGATTGGGTGGCGTTAATGGTATTGCTCAAATATGTGCGGTTGGTTACGAATTAAAATGGGAAGCGGGGCGGTTGTATGTAATGGGCAGTAATGGTAATACAATAAGACAATCGCTATATAACTTCACCACTACACCTACTGTAAATGATGACAATTTAAAAGGATATGGAATTGGTAGCTTATGGACTTTAGATGACAATACAACTTATTTATGTACGGATGCTACAACGGCTAATGCAGTTTGGAGTTTGATTAATGATTCAATTTACTTTAATAGAACGTATGCACAACTTAGAGCGCAAATGTCAGCACATACTTTAGTTGAGGGCGCTACTTACAAGTTAACAGACTTTGCAACCATTTATGACCAGTCATTAAGTGCAGTAACTAAAACTGCGAGTGGTGAAGTGATAGTTTTAGTAGCAAATTCAGATAGTACATTTTCACCAATAGTGAGTTCATTAGACTTTCCTACTGATATAATTCATTACGATATTACGATAGATACTACTTATATAAATGGTGCGCCATGTAAGGGAAAGATAACTTATCGTAAAGATGCAAATGGGAACTCTACTTATTTTGATTTCAGAAAAGTTTTGATGGTAAATTATAATGATTCAACAGAACAGTTATTTTTTGATTTATCAAAATTAGTTACAGGTAATGATATGCCGTTTACAAAAGAATATGGACTGTCTTTTGGTATTAATGCTGTTGAATTTCCAGCATCTTTTTTTAAAGATAATGTTTATCAAAATAGTAATAATTATTTTGCTGCTTCATACTTTAACGGAGAGGTAACGCAGAATACAGGAAACACTATTTTAGCTTCTAATTTCGGAGGTGAATTTATACAAAATTTTGAATTAGAAATAATAGAATGTGTTTTTGATTCTATTTTGCAGTATAGTGGTGAGGGTTCTTGGAGCAATTCTATTTTTCATAGTGCAGTAAACAAGGTGGTAAGTACAAACTTTAATTATACGGAAGTAGATGGATTGATAGACCGTATATTTCAAAGTGGTTATTTATACGATACTATACAAGGTAGGTTGTATTGGTGTGTTGGTATATATATGTACGCTTGTAATATTGATGGTGATTTTAGCGGTGTAAATGAGTGTGCATGGGTTCAAACTCGTTCTAATTGTAATGTTGAAACTATAAATGGTATTTCACACCAATCTGTAAAAATAGGCTTTAAAGATTGCACTATAACAGGAACTTCAGGTTCTTCAGATTTTGGAAATATAAGAATAGATTGTTTAGTGGAAAGTAAGATAATTTCTGAAGCATTATACCCTGAACTATTTGATACAAGTTACGCTAAAACAATTTTTAAAGGCAGTAACGGAAGTGTTTACTATACATATTACAATGGTTTAACTTATGTAATTAATGAGATTATATGAAAAGATTAATATTTATATTGTTTTTTTTTAACGTTGCTTATTCGCAGTCTTATTTAGCTAAGTCGGTAAATAATGTTAATGCTGATAGTTCAGGTAATATTACTATATCCGTTGGTGGTCGGGTTGTTGATACCATTTACAAAAACAGTGCAAAAGATAGTATCGTGTTTGCAATTTCAGGAGTTAGATATGCGGTTCAAGATTCAATAGGCGGGGGCGGTGCATCATTAAGCGGTTTAACTTCGGCAACGGCAACGAATACAATTAACAATACTAACTATAAACAACGTTGGCAATGGAACTCAATAGGTGCTGATAGTGCTTTCGTTTTAGAAACAGTAAGCACAACGGCAGCGAGTAGCTTACAGAACGTTTTTACAGCTATATCAAGGGGTGCTAATGCAACTTCAGGGCAGACAACAAGAACAGGTATATTCAGCAACACACACACAGGAACGACAAGCACAAATATAGCTTTACAATTAACTGCGAGTGGTGCGACAACTAATAATGCGCTTAACATAACGGCTGGTAATATTCAACTGGTATCGGGTTCATTTATTAACTTTTTATCTAATACACAGCGTATTGGTTCATTAAGTGGATTTTTACAATATGATGCTGGGACATCACAAAATATAATGATTAGTACAAGCACATCACCAGTTTGTGTAGTTACTACCACAGGAAGCAATTATTTGACTTTTGCAAAACCTTCATCTGGTACGAATGCAATTGTATTTAATGGCGATTATATAAGCGGTTCGTACAGAGGTGAGTTGACTTATTCAAACGTAATAAAAACGGCAAATGGTCAAATGGATTTTTGTGGAAATACAGGTCAAGCGGGTGGATTTGGTTCATTCACTCCTTCGGAAATTCTTACTATAAAAGGAAGTACAACGGCAGCATTAGGAAGTGTTGGCATAGGTACGACATCTCCAGTTGCAAGTGCTAAGTTACAGATAAACAGTACTACAATGGGGTTTTTACCACCGAGAATGACAACAACGGAAATTAACGCCATAGTATCTCCAGCGGAGGGTTTAATAGTATATAATACAACATTGCATGAACTTTGTTTTTACGACGGGACAGGATGGCGTAAGTTTTCACATTCAAATATGTAAATAGAATAAAATATGAGATACGAAATTATAGAAACACAGATAAGCGCAGAAACAACACTTGAGAATGATAAGTATAGTGTGTTGATTTCATTAGCAGTTAAAGATAATAACGGAGTAATACCGAATTTCACCAAGTGGATAACTGTTGAAAGTCATCAAAGTAAAACAGGATATGAAGTTGACTTACAAAGGGAAACTGCTATCAATAATTACATTGCAGAACTTAACGCTTAATGACAATAGCCTTAATCATATTATCTATTGTGTTTGCTATTCTTAGCGGAATAAGTAAGGCTATTATGGATTTATCGGAAGAAGGTAAATTAAAAGGCAATCCGATATTTTGGCATAAAAATAAATCATGGCAAAATAAGTGGAAAAACGGAGATAAGATGTTAGGTGAAAAGTTTTGGTTAAGTTCAACATTTTTTGTGGCACAAACAGATGCATGGCACTTATTCGGTACGATAATGTTTTATAGTTATTGGATTTCATTTACTATTTCAGGCTTTATAATTGGTTATAATTTTACCAATAAATATTACTTATTTTTATTATTAATTCCGTATCTTTCAAGGGCAATATTTCATGTTTTTTATTCATATAAAATATTAAAAAAATGAGCAGAATAAAATTAAGTAAAGGAAAGTTGGCTTTTTGGATTTCTCTATTTGCGTTTATTGCAATCGCAGCAACAATATCAATCATTAAATTAAATTAAGAAACATGACACCATTAACAATTTTAATAGCTGGATTTTTAGGGTTTATAACCTTTAAGTTAGCGAACTATTCAGCGAGTGGGAAACATGCTAAATATTCACCAAAACAATTTGACTTTATGTATTGGATTTCAGACAGAGGAAATTGGAATGACTTACTATTTGGTACAATCGTTTTTGCTGTTATAGCACGTTATAAAACGCAAATATTTACAGCATTTTCAACTAACTTTATAGTTGATTTCTTTGAACCGTATAAAGATACAGAGTTCTTTTATTTCGGATTAGGATTCACAATGACATTTATACTAATGTTAATTAGAATGCTGATTGATAAAATTAAGTCAACTATTAAACTTTTAAAGAAAACAAATTAATAGTCATTCCTTATATGGATAAAAAATGGATAAAAAATGGATGCTAAAATGGAGAAAGAATTTCACGAATTGAAAAATAAAGTAGATGAAATACATAGAATTTTACTCGGCAACGAACACGAGCAAGAGGTTGGCATCCATTCACGAGTGAAAAAAAATGAAGTCGAAATAAAGGCAATACAGGAATGGAAACAGCGCATTACTTACTTTGCCTACGGAATGATTATACCAGCTTCTTACGGTGTATTTGACGTTGTAAAATCTATTTTGCAAGTTATCGGAAAGTAATTTAAAATGAGAAACTTAATTATATTAGTCAGTATTGGGTTTTTGGCTATCGGGTGCAGTCGAAAGGTTGCACCTACTATTATCTATCAGGATAAAATAGTAAATTCAGTTGATACCGTAATAATTCATAGTAGAGCAACCGATACAATACCATGCGATGACTTTGAGATTTACATTGAGAATGAAGTACACGATACTGTTTATATTAAGGTAGTGGATAAGGTTGTTTCTGTTAAGTACGTAAAAATTAGAGATACTGTTTACCGAGAAACAATAATAGTACAACCGACACCAAGAAAGTCAGTAATTAAAACCGATAATTCCGTAACGGCAAAGAAAGGCTCTATAATTGGTAATGACAATGTAATGACCACAAAAAACAATAATTGGTGGTGGATATTCTTAGCAGGAATGTTGACATGGTTTATTATACAAAATGTAGTATTTAAAGTAGCAAAAAAATACATTCCAATACTAAACTTTTTGCCATAATTCGACATGAAATTAAATTCATGTAGATTATAATCAACAAAAACGAAATAAATGTGGACTATAAACTACATACAAGATGATAGAAATAAGCGAAGGAGTTTTTATAGTAGATGTCGCAAAGTTTTTAGACGTTTACAACGCACGTTCAAAAGAATATACACCATTAATTTTAAACGCTGGAGTTGTTGAAAGAATGGAGTTGTATAATGCAAAAAACGATACACTAAACCGACAAAAAACCGATTAATATGAAAATAAATAGCAAAGGAATAGCACTTATAAAAGAATTTGAAGGATGCCTTTTAAATGCCTACAAATGCAGTGCAGGTGTACCAACTATCGGTTATGGTGCCACGTTCTATGAAAACGGAACTAAAGTAAAGATAGGTGACAAAATAACTCAACAAAGAGCAAACGAGTTGCTTGTATATCATTTAGATTTATTTGCTGATAAGGTAACACCATTAATCAAAAAAGAACTTAACGAAAATCAATTTTCTGCATTGGTGTCTTTTGCTTTTAATTTAGGTTCTGGTGCATTGTCAAAATCTACACTACTAAAAAAAGTAAATGCAAATCCTAATGATGCAAGTATTGGTGCAGAGTTCCTGAAATGGAATAAAGCTGGTGGCAAAGTTTTAGCAGGATTAACACGCAGGAGAAAGGCTGAAAGTGAACTATATTTTAGTTAGACATGAAATGGATAACAGATAATAACCCAATACGCACCATTAACACAATGGAAGTGAAATTATCCGAGAAAGAAATACAGCAATGTGTTGTTGCCGGAATGAAATCAGCGTATAAATTAACTTCTAATCCTTGTATCACAGTTTTAGAACTTGAAATATTTAGAGCCGTTAAAATGGCTTGTAATAGACCTAAATGAAAATAAACACCAAATACAATATTGAAGATAGTGTGTATTTGGTTACAGATGCGGAACAATCGGAACGTATTATAATTTCAATCACAATTTTACCGAATAGCTTAATAGTTTATAGTGTTATGTGTGGAACGGAAAGTTCAGAACATTATGAATTTGAGTTATGCGAAACGGTTGACGTTATAAAGAAAACATCAAACTAAACTACCATGACCTATAACGAAACATTTGAAAAGTACCCTTACAATGAACAACAGTATGGCAGTAAACAGAAATACTATACATTTGTCGGAACCATTGTCGGGAATGACAACACAGAAACAGTAGGCAGATTTTATAGGCGTTATGCTGAAAAAATAAACTATGAAACAATAAAGGTAAAGCGTTCAGAAACACTAAACGCAAAAGGTGAAATAATAAGCGAAAAATATGCTTTTGTAAAAGAAGATGAAATACAAGATAAGACAGATTATGAAGCCAAAAGATTAACTACAAATCCGTATGGTGGACAATGGGTAAAATACGAAAAAAAGAAATTAGATTATTTCGATATTAAAGATGCAATAATAAAAGAATTAGAAAATTACATTCCTGAATATCCTACAATTAAAAGAGAAAAAACAAAAGAAAATCATTTATTAGTTGTTGACCCTGCCGACATTCATATAGGCAAACTTGCAAGGTCATATGAAACTGGCGAAGAATACAATTCAGAGATAGCAATAAAACGTGTTTTAAGCGGAATTAACGGACTTTTAAATAAGTCAATAGGTTTTAACATTGATAAGGTTTTATTGATTATAGGTAACGATATACTGCATACAGATACACCGAAAAGAACAACAACAAGCGGAACACCACAAGATACAGATGGGATGTGGTATGATAATTTTTTAACTGCTAAATCATTGTATGTAAAAGTAATTGAGCAACTAATGCAAGTGGCAGATTTAACGGTTCATTATAATCCGTCAAATCACGATTATACAAGCGGTTTCTATTTAGCTGATTGTTTAGCAACATGGTTTAGAACTTCAAAAAATATTACTTTTAATACAAGTATTTCACATCGAAAATATTTAAAGTATCATTCCAATTTAATAGGTACTACACATGGTGACGGTGCAAAGGATTCTGATTTACCATTACTTATGGCGCAGGAAAGCAAAGATTGGACTGATTGCAAACATCGGTACATTTATACGCATCATATACACCACAAAAAAAGTAAAGACTATGGCAGTGTGTGTGTTGAAAGTTTAAGAAGCCCAAGTGGGACTGATAGTTGGCATCACCGTAACGGCTACCAACACGCCCCAAAAGCGGTTGAAGCCTTTATACATGATAAAAATGACGGTCAAATTGCAAGGATAAACCATGTATTTTGAAAACGATACCAAAGATATTAGATGCATAGCCTAAGTAATGTCGATTATTAACAACAAAATCGACATTTATGTAGAAAAAACTCAACATAATCGGTTAAAATCCGATTTTAGTATAATAAAATAGCAATTATTATAGTTCTATATTTGGTAACATTTATGCCAAAACACCAATAAACACTATCATATTAATATTAATCGCTATTTAGAATGATTATAAATTAGCTATTTTAGTGAAAATAATTTATAAAAGTGTTGCATTAATCAAAAAAGAAATAGTATCTTTGAACATCGTTAACAACTTAAATAAAACAACAATGAAAATTCAAGACTTAAAAAACAACAGAAAACAAATAATTGAGAAAATCAACGAATTAGGTGTATCTGATGTTAAAACATTCATGGAATTATTAGTAATGGATGTTGATTTTTTCAAAGGCGATAATGTTTTAGATTTGGTAAATGAAGTATTCAATACACACTTTAGAGAAAGAGCAAAAAGAAGTGATTTTTTAGCTAATTCAATAGCTAAAGGAAGAGAAGTAGAAGAATCAAAAGGCAATATTTGGAATCCAATTACATCATCTTGGGAAAAAGCTAATTAATATAGAAATTAAAAACAATATTATGAAAAATTACATCGTAAAAACAGAAAGCAAAAAACTACAATTAGAGATTGCAGGCACAAGTAAAAAAGAAATAAACGATATTTTTGATAATTTTATCGGATTCGGTATATCAAGTTTTAGTGTCTTTGAAAAAACAAAATTACCGAACAAAGAACAAGCATTTTTTTATCAAAAGGTAACTTTTGACGGCATGAATATTTTAAATGAAAAAGAGTTACCTATAATCTAAAAAAACCAACCCTACGATAATGAATCATAGTAGCTAAAAACAAACTAAAAAACTACACTATTTAGAACGATTATAAATTACGAATTATTTTTAAAAAGTGTTGCATATATCAAAAGTTTGATTTATCTTTGTGGTATGGAAATTTGGAAAAACATAATAGGATTTAATGGTAGGTATCAAGTTAGCAATTTAGGTAATATTAATTCTATAAGAGCAAACTCAGGTCTTATTTTGAAACCTAAAATAAATTCACGAGGATATTTTTTGGTTAATTTATACCATAATAAAAGCGTAAAAACATACGCAATACATAGATTAGTTGCTGAAACGTTTATTAAAAATGAACAAAATAAACCGCAGGTAAATCACATAAACGGTATTAAAACAGATAACAGAATTGAGAATTTAGAATGGTGTACTCCAAAAGAAAATATAAAGCATTCGTGGGTATATGGTTTAAATAAACCAAGTGGTGCAAAAGGTGAAAATCACGGAACT